CCGACGCCGGGCTGCCATGGTCGGTCGGCGGCTACGACTACAACCCTTTGATCGCCGACCCGCCGACCCCGCCGCCGCCGCCACCGGACCGCGGCATCAAACACCTGACAACGTGTGAAGCGTGCGGGGTGACCGGCTTCTCCAAAACCGACGCGGCCACCTGCCCGTCGTGCGGAGAAATGGCGCAGGCGGTCACCCCCACCTACACCCCCGGCACACCCTGGTTCTAGGAGCACACCCATGACCCAACCCTATGAAACCCCGATCAACAACGTGACCGTCACCGACGTCAAACACAGCGCGCCGCAACAACTTGAGATCGACTACACCCGCGATGACCTCGGCGAAAACTCCTACGACACCAGCCGCGGCGGGCCCGTCGATGACCACATCCACCGCCCCGACGCGCACGACCCGTTCTACGCCATCACCGACGCACCCGAACCGTATCCGGCCTGACCATATTTACCGGCTCGTCATCCGGGGCTGCTACCAATTGAGGCCCGTGACCTCCGTGACACTTTTGGCGCTGCTGTGTGTGTGCTGCCTGCTCAACACCGTCCTGATGGTCGTGTTGACGCGGCTACACGACGACGACATGAAAGGACCCCGACGATGAGTTCACCCTACGAACCCGCCCGCGACTCCAACAATCCCGGATTCGGCGGCGGCGTGTGGGGACACACCCCGAACTCGGCGCTGCCTCAAGGTGGGGGCCAGTTGGCCGAACAGGACTACCGCGACCCCGATGAGAAGGGCGGACCCGGCCGGGCCGACTTCACCGCACCGGCCAGCGCCGGCGCGCAACCCGCCGACAAACCCAACATGGCCCCCGTCGCCGGGCACCCCGGCGCCGGGCACGGCGGCAAATAGAAAGGACAAACCATCGTGAGTTCACCATTTGAAGAGGGCCGCGACTCCAACCAAGTCGCCGGCACCGGGTTCGGCGCCGAACCCGACGTCGCCGACGAACACATCGTCGGGTTCTCCATGTCGGCGATGCGCGGCATCGGCAACCGGCTCGGCGAAGAGGACTACCGTGACTAGCCCCTACCGCGACGCGCGGGACTCCAACAACCGCGCCGGGGACGGGTTCGCCGATGAGGCCGACGTCGCCGACGAACACCTCGCCGCGTTCGCCGCGTCGACACGCCCACCCACCGACCAACTTTCGGAGCAGGATTACCGCACCCCCGAGCACGGCGGCCCCAGCTTCGCACCCGTCACCGTCACCCATGAACGCCCGCAGTGGCCTCAGGGGCTCACCTACCCGGACATGCTGCGCGAACCCTAAAGATGCACGCGTCGGTGATGGAGTTCGCCCGCACCGCGATCGAACCCGAAGACGTCGCCGGATGCCGGGTGCTGGAAGTCGGCGCCCGCAACGTCAACGGCTCTCTGCGCGGCTACGTCGAGTCGCTGCGCCCCGCCGAATACGTCGGCGTAGACATGATCAGCGGCCCCGGCGTCGACCGGGTCCTGCCGTGTGAACAGCTATGCGCAAACGTCGGGGCCGCCGCATGGGATCTGGTGATCTGCACCGAAATGCTCGAGCACGCCGCCGACTGGCGCGCCTGCATGATCCAGATGGTCCGTGCGCTCAAACCCGGGGGGCTGCTGCTGTTGACGACCCGCTCACCGGGCTTCCCGCGCCACGGCTACCCCGAGGACCATTGGCGGTTCACCACGGTCAGCATGGGACAAATCTGCGAAGCCCTGCACCTGTGCGCCAGCGTGGAGGACGACCCCGACCCCGCCTCGCCGGGGGTGTTCGTGTTCGCCCGCAAAATGATGCCCGAGGGGCGCAGCGACTTCCGCAGGCTACACAAGATCGACGCGGCGGCCGCCCCGTGAGCATCATCACCGCCGGCACATTCCAAGAGGCCGACATTGCTGTGGCCGACGTCCAAAGCTACACCAACGGCCAAATCCCGTCGTCGAACCCCGAAACGCAGAACATGCTGACCGCCGCGTTGACCGCCGCGCGCCGCGACGTGCGCTGGCACGTCGCCCCGATCATGTACGGCGAAACAATCGCGCTGGACGGCCCCGGCACCAACCAGCTGCGCCTACCCACATCCGGGTCGTGGTCCAACACCATCAAAATCCATTCAATCAGCAGCGACGGCAACCCCGTCGACCCCGTCAACGACGTCACCTACTCCGCGGAAACCCCCAACCTGCTGATCCTGAACAACGGGGTGTGGTCAGCGAACTACTCCGGGATACAGATCACCTGGGATCACGGGTTCGGCCTCGCGAACGGGACGGCGACCGACTGGCGCCAAGCCATCCTCGCTTTGGTCGTCAACATCGCGCAGATATACATCACCGGGCGCGCCGATTCGGAACTGGACTCCAAAGCGGTCGACGACGTGGTCTACCGGTGGGGCGCGGTGTCCAGCCTGGGCGCGGTCGAACCGATCCTGGCGAAATACCGGCTGCTGTTTCGGTGGGTGTGACATGGTTGGGCTGGGCGGGGGCAACGACACCGTCACCCTGATTCACTACGCCGAAACGGGATACGACGCGGGCGGCGCCGGGCTGTTAGGCCCGACGATCACGGTCGTGCCCGGCTGCCGCCACCGCGCGCTGGTGCCGGTCGCGGCGCGCGGCGGCGGTGAGGCCCGCGCCGAGAAGGGCGCCGAAATCGGTGTCGGTGTCGCGACGGGCTGGTGGCAAACAACCATCCCCATCAACCCCTACAACACGGCGCTCACCAACGCTGTGCTGGCGCTGACCGCCTCAGACGCGATCCAATGTTTCGGGGAGACCTACCAAATTATCGGCGACATACACAAGTTCACCGACCAGTCGGGGAACCTCAAAAAAGTGACGATCCTGTCCGAAAGGCAGAGCACCGCGATCTGATGGCCACAAACAACATCGTGCCCGAGGTGATCGCCGACGTGATGGCGGGCATCGAAACGACACGCGACGAGATCCGCGAAAAAATCCGCGAAGAGGGCGAAAAGGTGTCCGAATACGCCCGCACCATCGCCCCCGTCTATCACGGCGGGTCCCGCCCGGACCTGCAGCCGGGCCGGTTCCGCGACTCCATTCACTACGAGGACCAACACGACATCGGCGGGATGCCCGCCGGGCAGGTGATCTCCCGGTCCCGCATCGCGCACCTGCTCGAGTTCGGCACCATCCACATGCATGAGATCGGCACGTTCGCCGCGACCGCCGCCGCGTTCGGCGGCACCGGCCCCGACAGCGTCGACGAGGCCGGACAGGCACCCGGTGAAGGCGTGGGCGGCGGTGTCGCCGAGTCGCTGCCGCTGCCGTTGGGTGTGATGGGTCTGCCGTGACCTACCCCACCCAGCCGCAGCCGGCGGGTAACGGTGTGTTGCTGGGGCAAAAAGCACCCGACATCGAACACGTCATCGCGGCGTGGCTCGCACCGTTGGGCCGCGCGGGAAACGCCTACCGGGTCGGTGACCCGCTGCCGTTCCGTCTGATCACCCGCATCACCGGCACCGAAGACGTCACATGCGGGCTCGACAACCCCACCATCTCCGTTCACACCCTGTGCGACAAAATGCTCGGCTACGCCGCCGCCGCCACCGAATCCGACAAGACCCATGAGGCGATGCTGGACCTCGGCAGATATTTGGACGACATCACCATGCCCGACAACACCATTGTGTCGATCGACTATTTGAAAGTGTTCATGTCCCCGATCTGGCTGCGGTTTGAGGACGTGATGATCCTGCGCAAGGTGGGCCGCTACACCATCGGCACCTGCTACGACCCGCCCGCCGTATGACACCTGTTGTGCTGTTCGGGTTCGCGGGGCGCCGCCCCAACCTTGAGCTGCAGCTGCCGTTTCTGCGGCGCATCACCACCACCCACCCCGACGTCGAGGTGCATCTGTGGAACCTGGCCCGCATCCCCCCCGACTTCCACTACGTCCGTTACATCACCGGGCCGCGCATCGCGATCCGCAACGAGCAGTACCGCACCCGCCCACACTGGCTCGGCTTCAAAAACGTGTACGTCCACTACGCCCAGCCGGCCTACAAAGACCACCTGTTCATCAAGGTCGACGACGACATCGTGTTCATGCAGACCGAACGGTTCTCGGCGTTCATCGACGCGGTCGCCGCCAACCCCGCCACGATCGTGTCCGCGAACGTCGTCAACAACGGTGCCTGTTCACGGGTGCAGCCCGGGCTGCGCGACGCGTTCGACATGACCGGTATCCCCCTTTTGGACTGGCACCGCCACAACAAGGTCGCCGCGATGGCGCACCGCTACTTTTTCGACACCTGGCAAACCCGGCTCACCGACCCGGTCACCGTGGTCGAAACACCGGATTGGTTGTCCATCAACATGATCGGGTTTGACCATCCGACAATGGTCGCGATGGCCGACGGTATCGGCTGGATCGAAGGGCCACCGGTGATCATCGCGGGGCGCATGTTCGGCAACCAGGACCGCCGCGGCGACGAGGGCATGGCCAACACGTTCGGGCGGCGCATCGTGACCGGATTTTTGGCGGCGCATCTGTCGTTCGCCCCCCAAAACGTCGGCGACTGGTCCGAACAAGCCCAAGGGTGGCGCCGCCAGTACGCCGACATCGGACGCATCTATTTGGAGGAGGACCGTGCCGCACTACAAAATTCTTAGACCCTGCGCCTACCTCGTCGACGGCGAACCGGTGTACCACAAAGCGCCGGGCACGGTGGTGGAGCTGACCGCCGATCAGGCCCGCATCCTCGGGCACCGGGTGGCCCTCGTCGACACCGGCCCGCGCGGGCAGGCAGCACCCAACTCCAAGCCAGCGGCGGCTAAAACCGCCACCCCCGAGAAAGAAGGTAACCAACCATGACCGCACCTGAACTCAACCCGCCCGCCGTCCCGACGACCGGGATCGACTGGCGCGACGGCGGATTCGGCACCGTCGACAACCGGTTCTACATGCGGGGCCATTTGGCGTGTGTCGCGGTGCGCGACAACCGCGGCTCGGCCACCAACATCTCCCCCTACACGGCGGGGACCTCCGGCCCGCAGCTGAACTGGTCGCCGATCGCCGCGGACGGCCAGCTGCGCTCCGATTTGTTCGCGGACCGTCTCGTGAACGGCAACTGGTTCATCAACACCTCCCCCAACGAAGGATTCTGGCGGATCGGCGCGTTCGACGAACGCAACGGCCCGGAACGCAAAGGGGCCATCAAACACGACGACCAAATGATCCTGCAGTCCAACTTTCCGTTCGACACCGACCTGACCGGGGAAGGCATCACGATCCAGTTCACGGCGCTGGAAATGCTGAAACCGCATATGGTTCGGCTGCGGATGAACCTGCCGCTGGCCGACAACGCCGGGATAAGCCTCGTCGAAGATGTTGGCCAACCCAGCTATGTGGTGTCCAAACCGGTCGACGCCGATTCCATCGACCGCCAAGTGCTGTGCATCTTCGCCCGTAAACGGCCCGGCGGGTTCGTGATACTCGTCGAGGCGTACCCGCTGGTGAAGCTCACCGACATCGGCACCCTGAAAGGGTCGAAGACCGACGCCGACGCGGCGAGCCTCACGTTCACCGCGTTGCCCGACCCGTTCCACACCGACCTTGACAACAGTGTCGATCCGGGTGTGGCGCAAGTGATTCCCGCGTTCTATTCGCAGTGGATCGGCGGGACCGCGTGGATGTCGATGTATGAGCACGGGTCGTAAACCATGACGAAACCCACCCATGTCCACACCCCGGCAGCGCTGCCGAAGCTGCCCAACGTGGCCGGCGCCGGGGCGCGGGCCCGCGAACAGGCCGAAGAGTACGACAGCGTGTTCGCGCCGATGACACTGGAGCTGGACAACGGCCAAACCATCCAGATCCCGCCGCACCCGAATTTGCGGCTGCTGGATGATGACCGCCAAGAAGCCTACGAGGAGTTGCTGTTCGAAACGGAAACCTACGACCGGCACCCCGACATTTACATCCCCGAGCAGACACTCACCTCCGGGGTGATCCTGCCCGCCGAAACCAAACGCGGTGAGCTGATGGTCCCCTACCGCCGCGACGGGGTGCTGATCAAACCGCCCTACTCGGTGCGGGTGGTGCAGGTCGCGCTCGGCGACGACACCTACACCGCCGTCAAGGCGGGCGGTAAGGGCGCCGCGGACGTGTGGCGGCTGTGGAACGAATCGGCCGACCGGATCGCCCGCCGCCAAGAGGTTGATTCGAAAAGTAATGGCAGCCCAAATCCTGTGGTGCCGTTATCCCGGTGAAATAGCTTCCGACCTGTCGCGCTACCATCACCGCCGCATCGCCGACTGGCACGCCGGCGCGATGCGCTCCCATGAGCTGCTTGAACTGTTGGAGCACATGGACGACGACGGCGCGTTCAAAACCGCTTTGCGGCAAGGGGAACCGTCGGAGCTGCGCCGCGCTGTCATGCAGATCGCCAACGAAACATCGGTGCTGCGCGCCGGTCAGGTCCCCGGCGTGGACGGCGACACCTACGGGTCGCAACTGTTTTTCACCCCGGCGAAGCTGCGTGAACTGGTCGCCGTGGAACAGGAACGCGCCGAGGCCCGCGAATACATCCTGAACATCGGCGCCATCACAGACGACGAGTGAGGAACCCGCCATCGCCATCCACCTGGACATCCTGACCCACATCGATCCGCGCTCGCTCGAGGACTCGGCGAAGCTGATCGAACGGACCCTGGAAAACACCGGGGAGCGTGCCGGCAAGCTGCTCGGTGATGCGCTGTCCAAAAACACCACCGAAGCGCTGTCCGCGTCGGATCGGGCGCTGGCCAACTACAACACGAGGCTCAACCAGCACCTCGACGCGCTCGGACGCATCGAGGTCGCCGAGGCCCGGCTGCAGGACGTGCGCGCCAAGAGTCGCGCCACGCTGGGGCAGTTGGCCGCCGCCGAGGAGCGGCTCAGCGCCGCGCACCGCGCCGAAGAGAACATGGTCCGCGACGTGTCAGCGGCCTACACCGACTATCAGGCCGCGATCGAACGGACCTCCGAATCGCATCGCCGGGCGGCCGAGTCGATGGTGATCGGGTTCGCGAAGATCACCGCGGCCGCTGTCGCCGCCGGGGGTGCTGTGGTGACGGCGCTGGCCGACATCGCCGAAGGTTTCGAAACGATCAACCGTGGCCTGGTGATGACGACCACCGCCACCGGCGAACAAC